AGATTTATACGAAGCAATTACTGAGTGGGAATCCTGGAGAAAAGGTGAAACTTTAGATTATACAAGAATAAAAAGAATTTATAGTTATATGGATGAATCCCATGCAAACAAAAAATCATTAGTACTTCTAGATAAGGATAGTTTTTACTCTCTAGAACAATGTAAAAATAAATATGGATTAATGGTGGACGATGTCTGGTATAACGCATTCAATAATGCACCTTCTAAAAAAGTAAATTATATTAGAAAAATGAGACAGAATGGAGAGCAATTAAATAAAAAACCACGTATTTTTCTATCTACAATACATGGAGTCAAGGGTGGAGAGGCAGACAATGTAATTTTATTAACTGATTTAAGCAGACAAACTCTAAGAGAATATGAAAAAGTTCCTGATGATGTTAATAGATTATTTTATGTTGGCGCTACAAGGACCAAGGACCATTTACATATTGTAGAACCCAAAGATATTTATAAGGCATTTAGAATATGAGTGGTATATACAAAAGACAGGTGGGTGGAACTCATTATAGATCTATGATTATTCAACCATCAGAATTTATAAATAAAAATAATATCCCGTTCGCCGAAGGAAACGCTATTAAATATTTATGCAGGCATAAACAGAAAAACCAAAAACAAGATTTGGAGAAAGCAATTCATTATTGTCAAATGGCAATTGATCGTGATTACCCAGAAAAAAAAGATTTCTTAGAAGAAGCTAAAAAAGAAAAAAAAGAATCAAGAAGACAAGTAGAAGAACGGAAAGAAAAGAAACAGCATACAAACCCTTTTGCGTCTTTTAGTGATGACTTACAAAATAGTATTAAAAATAAAAGGAAAAAATGAAACCAACAAATGGAAGGAAAATAAATGATACAAGTACCACTATTTAAACCACAAACAGAATGGACACCTCCAACAGAGTTTCCTGATTTATCTAAACATGACGAAATTGCAATTGATTTAGAAACAAAAGATCCTAATTTAAACACGCGCATGGGATCAGGTTCTATAGTTAAAAACGGAGATGTAGTAGGAATTTCTGTTGCTGTAAAAAATTGGTGTGGTTATTACCCTATTGCTCATGAAGGTGGTGGTAATATGGATCGAAAATTAGTTTTAAAATGGTTTCAAGATGTACTAAGTACATCAGCCACAAAAATTTTTCACAACGCCATGTATGACGTGTGTTGGATACGCTCGTTAGGTTTAAGTATTAACGGTAAAATAGTCGACACAATGATAGCATCGGCTTTGGTTGATGAAAATCAAATGCGCTATGACTTAAACAACTGTTCTAAAAGATACACTGGAAAAGGAAAAAATGAAACAGCTTTATATGAAGCTGCTAAGAGTTGGGGAGTTGATCCAAAAGCTGAAATGTATAAATTACCTGCTATTTATGTGGGTGAATATGCAGAACAAGATGCCACCATTACTTTAGATTTATGGCAAGAGCTAAAAAAAGAAATACTCCATCAAGATTTAGAATCTATTTTTGATTTAGAGACCGAATTATTTCCCTGCCTCGTAGATATGCGGTTTTTAGGAGTCCGAGTAGATAGTGAAAACGCTCATAAATTAAAAGCCATATTAGTTGAAAAAGAAAAGCGATACTTGTTACAAGTAAAAAAAGAAACACAAGTAGATGTCCAAATATGGGCTGCAAGATCGATTGCCAAAGTTTTTGAAAAACTTCACCTACCTTTTGACCGCACTGAAAAAACAAACTCTCCTTCATTTACAAAAAACTTTTTATCAAATCACCCCCACCCACTGGTGAAACTAATAACCCAGGCTCGTGAAATAAACAAGGCCCATACCACATTCATTGATACCATAATTAAACATAATCACAAAGGAAGAATTCATGCTGAAATTAATCAACTAAGAGGAGATAATGGAGGAACGGTCACTGGAAGATTTTCTTATTCAAATCCAAATTTACAGCAAATACCAGCACGCAACAAGGAACTCGGACCAGCTATTAGGTCATTATTTATACCCGAAGAGGGTCATACATGGGGTTGTTTTGATTATAATCAACAGGAGCCAAGACTCGTAGTGCATTATGCAACACTACAAAACCTTATGGGGATTGATGAAGTATTAAATTCCTACAAAAAAGGAGAAGCAGATTTTCACAGCATTGTATCCGAGATGGCAGATATACCTAGAACACAGGCCAAGACTATAAACCTTGGCCTGTTCTACGGGATGGGAAAAAATAAATTACAAGCAGAACTTGGAATCAATAAAGAATCCGCAGAAGATTTGTTTAAAAAATATCATAGTCAAGTTCCTTTTGTTAGACAACTTATGAATGCAGTCATGCAACGAGCTCAAAGTTCTGGAAGAATTAGGACTCTTTTGGGACGTTTGTGTAGATTCCATTTATGGGAACCCAATCAGTTCGGGATTCATAAGGCGCTGCCCCACGAACAAGCGCTCACGGAACACGGACCAGGGATCAAACGTGCATATACTTACAAAGCTTTAAATAAACTGATTCAAGGAAGTGCGGCGGATATGACAAAAAAAGCAATGATAGAATTACATAAAGAGGGAATTATTCCACATATCCAGGTACATGATGAACTAGATATATCTGTGGCTACGCAGGCCCATGCAGAAAAGATAAAAAAGACGATGGAACACGCCGTAAACCTTGAAGTTCCTAACAAAGTAGACTATGAATCTGGACCAAATTGGGGTACAATAGAATAAACAAGGAGAAAAACTATGGAAAAAATAAAGCAAGAAGCTAAACGATTATGGGGATTAGCAGTGGCCAATAAGAAATTTACTATTGGTATAATTATTGTTCTTATAATCTTATACGAACTAGCTACTAAATAAGTAATACGGAAAAAAATGAGTAAATGCACTAAATGTCACCACGACTGTCATTGTAACGGGGAGTTACACGGTGATGTCTATGGAACCTGCGCATGTGGAAAATGCAATTGTGAACCAAAGGCATACACTACTGAAGACGACTTCTGTGTTGGAGATGATTCAGGAGAATGTGAAAGTTGTCAATAATGGATAGGATATATGAGATACCATACATTGAAGACATTGAAGCTTCGAAGATTAAGTCTTCGGAGATTAAAAACATATCGAAGAAGACAAAGATATTTTACAATAATATTATTCATAATCATGTTTTGGTTAGCATGGTGTATGGGGCCTAACTAATGGAAAAAATAAAAATGCCCGAAAAAAGAAAATCAGGACTACTTTCTGGTAATCCTGTTTATAAACCTTTTAGATATCCATGGTGCTATGATGCATGGCTAACACAACAAAGGATTCATTGGCTACCAGAGGAAGTACCTATGTCTGATGACGTACAGGACTGGACCAAGAAGATTACACCATCTGAAAAGAATTTACTAATGCAGATCTTTAGATTCTTTACCCAGGCCGATGTTGAAGTTAACAATTACTACATGGGCCATTGCATGCATGTATTTAAACCGACAGAAGTTAAAATGATGTTGTCAGTATTTTCTGCCATGGAGACTGTACATGTTGCAGCATATTCTCATTTACTAGATACAATTGGTCTTCCTGAATCTGAATACTCAGAGTTCTTAAAAATTAAACCTATGAAAGATAAATATGACTATTTAAATAAACAAACATCTCAATCACTTCATGATGTGGCAAGAACTGTAGCTATCTTTAGCGCTTTTACTGAAGGTGTTCAATTATTCGCAAGTTTTGCAATTTTGTTAAATTTCCCTAGACATAATAAAATGAAAGGTATGGGGCAGATCATTACCTGGTCAGTCAGAGATGAATCACTACACTGCCTTTCTATGATAAGATTGTTCAATGAGCTAATAAAAGAAAACCCAGAGGTTTGGACAACTAAACTAAAGGACGAAATTTACCAGGCGTGCAAAATTGCTGTTGCACAGGAAGATGCTTTTATTGATTTAGCTTTTGAGATGGGACCACTAGAAAATTTGGAAGCCGAAGAAGTTAAACAATATATTAGATGGATTGCTAATAGACGATTAACCCAATTAAATATGCATCCTCTTTATAAAGTAGATAAAAATCCTTTGGGCTGGTTAGATGCAATATTAAATGCCGTTGAGCATATGAATTTTTTTGAGGGAAGAGCAACGGAATATTCAAAAGCTGCTACCCAAGGAACATGGGCAGATGCGTTCGAGGATTTAAAATCTCCATATTTTGATATGCTTGAAAAAAATAAAATTATAGGAGAGAAAGAGTTCTTTAAACCAAAGGGCTGTTATTGGAATGAAGATGGTGTATAAATGAGTGATTGTGAAGATAAACAAGCAGCAGTTGATGCTAGTTATGAGAATGAAGTTACATCAAGAAGAACTGTAACTATTCCTTTACGAGAGTATGATGAATTAAAACGTGATCAACAGTTTATTAAAGATAAAACGCTAATTGATATTATTGATAATATTGAAAGATTAGTTAGAGCATTAAGAAAACATATTGTAAGAAAATGAAAATATCAGATAACACAGCAATTTCTATGCCTATGCGTAATCTACTGTCCATTGTGGCAGCAGTTGGTTTAGGTGTTTGGTCTTACTTTGGAGTTGTAGAACGATTAAA